AGGTCGCCGCCGCGCTCTCGCTCGCGGCCGCGTTGGTTTCCGACGTGGCCGCCGCAGTCTCCGACGCCGCCGCTGCCGTCTCGCTCGCGGCCGCATTGGTTTCCGACGTGGCCGCCGCAGTCTCCGATGCCGCCGCCGCGCTCGCGCTCGCGGCCGCATTGGTTTCCGACGTGGCCGCCGCAGTCTCCGACGCCGCCGCTGCCGTCTCGCTCGCGGCCGCATTGGTTTCCGACGTGGCCGCCGCAGTCTCCGACGCCGCCGCCGCCGTCTCGCTCGCGGCCGCCTTGGTTTCCGACGTGGCCGCCGCAGTCTCCGACGCCGCCGCTGCCGTCTCGCTCGCGGCCGCATTGGTTTCCGACGTGGCCGCCGCAGTCTCCGACGCCGCCGCCGCCGTCTCGCTCGCGGCCGCATTGGTTTCCGACGTGGCCGCCGCAGTCTCCGACGCCGCCGCCGCCGTCTCCGACGCCGCCGCGTTCGTCTCGCTGGTCGCAGCGGCCGCCGCGCTCGCGGCCGCCTCGCTCGCCGACGTGCTCGCGTTGCCGGCATAGGTCTGCGCGTTCTCGATGTCGTCTGTCGTTGGCCCAAGCTCCAAGGCGCTGCCATCTGCACTGAAAACAAGCGCCTTGCTCTGCCGGCCGGCGGCCGTCACGCTCTCGAGCTCGTCAGCGACATTCGATGTCGCCGAGAAACGGAAGGTTCGGGTCAGCGCCGTGTTGATCCCCTGCACCGCGCGCCACAGACGATCGAGGGATTGATTGATTACCTCCGATCGATAGTCACCACGGAACTGCACGTCGCTCGAGCGTTCGAGCGGTTGCTTGCCGAAGATCGAATAGCTGTCGGATCCGTTGGCCGCAACGGCCAGCGTGATAGAGCCATCGGTCGCGCCGTCGCTTGTCGGCTCCGACACGGTGTAATCGACCCCGAGAGAGAGCGGAGTATTGGATCCGCTTTTGTAAACCTCAAGGTGTGTCTCGTCCTCGAAATAGAAATCGATCGAGATCAGCGTCGTGCCGTTGGACGGAACTACCGGGCCGACGAGAAGATCATTTGAGTTGACGGTCATGCTTTACCCTCCGAGAGCGTTTTCAAAATCCGGTGCCCTCATTCCAGAGAGGCCCCGGCCGGGTGGCGCAAAAAACTGCGTGCCGTAATCCTCGGCGCTTCGCATCCTCGCTCGGAAGCTATCACGATGTTTCGGATCGAGCACCATTTGAATTTCGTCGAGGACGGCGCGCTCATAGGCGAGGCGCGCATACCAAAGCGAGCCGCCGGGCGTGTAGCGCCTCAACAGGTTCGTGAGCTCTCGGCCGGCGTTCATGTCCTCGCCGCGAATGAGCTCTTGCGCATTGCCTACCGTGAACTTGGCGACATCCGAAGCCAGCCCCACGCTCGGGCCGGAAAGGGTTTGCGCCAGCCCGCCGCCAAAACGGTTCTGATCGGAGAACAGGAAATCGCCGAAGATCCCGAGCCCGCCACCTTGCAGCATGGCCGCCTGCCAGAACTCGATCGTCGTCATGTCGCGCGGATCCCGGCCCTTCGAAACCTCTTTCATCTGCAACGCCAAAGCGCCCATGACGGTTGCCCCGACAAACATCCCGGCCGAGAACTTGAGGGCCGATCCATAGCGCCCGGCGCCAACCTCGCCCATCAGCCGCGCCGCGTTGTTCACGAGCCATGTGACGGGGAACGCCTTGAACTGCATGACGGTCCGCATGAACTCGCCGGCAATCGTGCCGGGCTTGGTGGAATTGAGAACAGCCGCCCGGCCGAGCGTGCTTGTCGAGGGCACCGCGTAATCGATCAAGCCAAGCATCATCTGCATGTAAAGATCCGCAACATCCTGCCGGCCGGTTGCATCCGCGATATCTTGTGCGCGCGTGATCTCGAGCCCGTTCTCCATCCGGTGCGGATCCACCGAGCGGATCAGATCCCAATCCTGCCCCGTGATCCCGTATTGCTGCATCATGTTGCGTGTTGCCGGCTCGAGCTCGTCGAAGCCAGATTGCCGCCACTTGCTTGCAACCACGCTCATGAACTCCATGCCGAACGCCTGCCGCTGGATCTCGGTTATCGGACCGAGGCCCGACGCCCGGATCGTGAAATCCGCGAGGCGGCCGGCAACCTCGTTGTGCAGATCCTCAAACTGATATCGCTGAGCCGCGTTGCCCATATCGACCGCGTTCTCGAAGATCAGGCCGGCGCGGTTCGCCTCGTTGCGAAACTCTTTCGAGCTCATAAGCCGGCGCATTTGGTTCAGATACCCAAGCCCCTGCTTGCCCATGCCCGCGAGCTTGGCGGTCACTCTCTGCGAGTTGAAATCGGTAACGCTCGACAGCGCCGCCGAGCCCAGCATCGCCGCGACGTTGAACTGACGGATCGTGCTCATAGCTTTTCCGAAACCGTTGGAGACGGGCACCTGCGTTGCGCCGGTGACGTGATCAAACATGCTGTCAGCGAGGCCGATCGTGGCTTGCGTCGCGCGCCGCCAGTCCTTCACATTCGGATCTCGCGCCGTCATTTGCAGAGCCGCGTCCTTTAGGAACTGGTAGCCGTGCGTTGGGTTTGGGCCGAGCTGTTCCATCAAGGCAATCTCGGTGCTCATATTGTCGATATGGCCCATCATGATACGGAAGGGATCTTGCCCGGACCCGAAGCGGTCGTTGTATTCCAGCCAGCTATCGGCGCTATTGAACTTGAAGAACCGATGATCTGCCCGGCGGTTATACATGGCCGCGCCGTGCTTGGCCGAAGGCGAGCGCCGCGAATAGCCATCGGTCTTGATCGCGTCGTAAGCGTCTTTCATGAGGAGCTCGATCGTCTCCGGAGTGAACGGCACGCCATCATTGAAGTCGCGCCCCATCGCCTCGAGGTCGAGCTTGGGCAAGATGTAATCCCGCCATTCCCTGTAAGGCACCGCACCCACCTTGCGCACGTCATGGGCCTGCGGCAGCCCCCAATCGTCGCGCTTGCCGATATGACCGCCGGCCGCGTTGAACCGCTTGCGCATCGCCTCGCTGACCTCGGCCCACGCCTTCGCGACAGCCTGCGCCATTTCGTCGTCGGTGCTTTCGCCGAAGATCGCCCGCGTCGTCTGGCGCAGCGTCTCCTTGTTGCGCCGCATGCCCACAATGTTCGCGGAGAACTGGCGCACGGCGTCGCCCATCTGAGAGCGGAATGTCCGGCGCACGCCCTCTTTCGCGCCCTCGAGCGTCATCCCCTTCGCGCCTTGCGGGGCCGAAATGAAATCTCGCAGAAATGCCGAGGGGGATCTCTTGCCCAAAAGGCTGACATACCCCTCCATGCGCCGGAGATTGCGCTGAGCGATCGACGCCTGCAGCTGGTGGACCCGGCGCTTCTCGGCGGCCTCGCGTTTCGTCTTGTCGACGACGTGCCGGGCGGCTCGCGCCTCGGCTTGTGTCGGCCCCATGCTTTGCTGGAAATCGCGGAGCAACCCATCGTATTCCGCGAGAACCTTCTGCGCGCGAACCGGATCCATATCGCCCCCGGCGACGCCCCTGTTGATGCAGTCTCGAAAGCTCATGTCATACAGATCCCCACTTGCTGCGCGAATAGATCATCGGCGTCCAGCTCGTCGGCCAGATCCTTTCGGGAAACCGTGCGCACAACGGTTTCGCCGTCCACCTGCTCGACACCGACGGGCACCTGATCAAACAGGTCATACCGCGCCGGATCGCTCGCATCGAACAGCCCGCCGATTTCGGTGTCGGTTGTCCGCGTCGGGGCAAGAAGGGGCTTGTCGGCCGCAGCCTGCACCCTATCGCGCGTGGTAATCGGATCGACGCCATCCATCAGCATTTGAGATCCGGCCGGCGTCTCCTCGATTACTGGCCCCGAGCCTTCCGGCGCCGTTCCTTCCGGCGCTTCAAGATCTCTGCCAGCTCGCCCGTCACCGGGTCGCCCTCCTCCTGCGTCACTTTCGTATATGTCGAGGTCAGACCCTTCGAGAGGGTTGTTGCGTTCGGACCTTTCGAGGACCGGCGAGGGCTCTCCGAACCCTGTGTTGTTGTCGATGTTCGCGTAGCCATCGGCCTCTCCTTTCAGTGCATTGTAAGTTGCGCTCGGCTTCTCGCCGATCGTGTCGAAATAATCCGGTGGGATCAGACGCCCCTTGGTGACAAAACGGCCGATCATTCGGTTATAAGCGTTGTCGCTCGTGACCGCCATGTTGACGAGCTCGACAGTGTAGCCGGCGGCGCGCGCCTGATCCATCACCTTGCGGATCGATTTAACATCGTCACCCACTTTCGGAAAAATGATATCGGTGCCCTCGTCCAGCATGTCGGCAAACATGGCCTTTGAAAGATCCGAGCTTTCCGAGTGGACGGCGGCCGCGCCGATCCCGCCCTCGAACTCCGGTAGAGTTTTCTTGATCTCGTCGCTGTCGACAATGGCAAAGCGTTGCTGCGCGGCAAGCGCCTCTGCGATCGTGCTCTTTCCGGCGGCCGGCGGCCCTAGCAGGAACTTGATGCGACGATTGCGCCCCGCCCCCTCCGGACCGGCAAACGCCTCGGCGCGCGCCTTCCATGCGTCCATCGCCGCATCGGTGCCGGTGATCACAACCTCCTCGAAATCCGTCCCTTCAATTTGCTCGGCCGGGAAAACGTATTCCCGCGCCTCGTGCCATTGCGGTGAGCCATATGCCTCGTCGAGGTTGGTGGCGCTTTCGCGGCGCGCAAGCATGTCCTCGATGGCCTTGACAACGGCCGGGTGCGTGTCGATCTCGTCGCGCGTGGCGCCCGCAGATACCCTCTGACCGAGATCCCGCCGAGCCTCCTCGTCGGAGTTAAAGCCTTCCTCGGGTCGCTCGTTCGCGTCTATCCTTGTCGCTCGGATCTGATCCTTCGCTCCTGCGCCATCGATCGGGTCGTCGAACCCCTCGTTTGGATCAGATGCTCTTGTGCCCGAACCCGTAGGTTCTGCAGCTCCGACGCGAGGGCTAGCTTCTGCGCCAGCGAGACCATTTCGTTCAATCTCGGCTCGGATTGCATCTGTGACGGCTCGGGCTGCATCCTTGAGCCGGCCGGTTTCCTTGTATTGTCTCGCGCCATCGTCGAGGGCCTCCGATATTGGGCCGGCCCGATAGGCCAGCTTGTCAACAGCTCCGAGCGCGGTGTCCATCATTTCGCGCATCTGCTTGTTGGTGATTTCGTTGAGCTCGTTCCCAGCCTCCGAGATCGTGCTTGCCCGGTCGGTCAGCGTGCGGAATGTGCGCTGATCGTCGCGCATCAACTGCATGGCTCGCTCGAGAACCTTGGCCCGCTCTACATAGAGGCTCTCGGCAATGACTTCCGTGCCGAACAGATCCTCGGTGACTTCCTCGGTCAGGGGCGACCGCTGGGCCTGTTCGAGTATGCTCCGGGCCTGAGCCTCGCTCGAGGGGCCGGTGCGCTCTAGGAGCCGCATATATGCCATTTGCAGGCGCGGGTCGCTGGTCAGGTTGCCCACCAGCGCAGCGAACCGATCGGGCACCACGTCATTGATCACCAGCGAAAACGCATCGTCTCCGAGCTTGGCGAGAGCTTGGGCACGCGCGATCCCCGGCCCGCGCGGCAGCCGCTCGATCGCCTCGGCTGAAACCCGCAGCACCCGCGCCGCGTCCCGCGCCATCGCCTGCGTCATGCCATCGGCCGCCTGCATGATGTTGACGAGCGCCGCTTCCATCCGCACTTGCTCAGCCGTCCAGCCGTCGCGCTCGCGCATCACGAAACCAGCGAGCTTGATGTCCTGCGACGGGTCGCTTTCCATCAGGCGCCGGGCAAGGCCGCTGCGCTGGTGGCCATCCGCCACGAACCGAACGCCGTTGATGTCCTCGAAAACAATGATCGTGCCGGCCGCTCGAGGCTGCCATTCCGTCACTTCCGTCAGCTTGTCCGTCAGCCCCTCCGGCCCGGTGCCCTCGGACTTGAACTGAAATCGCTCCGGATCGACGACAAGCTCGCGCGGATCGAACTCCTCGAGATTGCCGCCCAAAAGACTGCCGCGGGGAACGGCGCGGGCCGGCCGGTCTGGCATTGTGATCTCGCCGCCGCTCTCGAGCGCCTCGAAAGCCTCCTGCGCGCGCTGCAGGTGCTCGGTGCGGGCAGCGGGGGAAAGGTCTGTCGTGGCCGTAGCCTCGTCCTCTGCGTCCCTGAGAACGCTCTCGGCAAAGGCTGCGATCTCCGGATCCTCGGAATTCGTCAGCGCCTCGGCAACCTCCATACGGGCGCGCGGATCCTGCAGGCCCCGAGATCCAGCCATGAACGCTTCACGCGCCAGATCTGCGGCTGCCGGGTCGAGCTGGTCGAGGATCGCGTCCATTTCGCGGCCGAGGGCGCGCGCCGGGTTGCGGACATCCAGCGCCCGGCCGGTCGCGCGTGCCGTAGCTCCACCGAGCTGGAGCCCGCCGGCGACCACACCACCAAAGGTCGCGCCGACAAGCATGTTCACGAGGATGTCCTCCTCCTCCTGCCCAATGCTGCGCAGATATTCATTTCGCGCCGGGGTCGACAGGCCCTCGATCGAAGCGTTGAGCGCGGCCTCGAAAGCGACCGTTCCCATCGCCCCGAGCCGCACGGGCGCCGCCAGCGGGATCGTCGCAAGGTTCACGGGGTCGGCAAAGCCACCGGCCACGCCGCCGATCAGGCGGTTGCGGAAAGGGTTTTCCGAGGCCGCAATGATCCGCTCGTTCGCTTCGAACTCGGAACGACGGCGCTCGAGGATTGCGTTGTATTGCTCCTGATATGCCTCGAATGGCATTGGTGGCGCGGCGCCCCCGGCCTCGATCTCCGACCAGAGATCGCGCATTAAATCGAGCGAAATGTCGTCGTCAAACATGCGCTGTTGCATGTTCGGGGAGAACGTCACCTCGGCTCCGGTTTCGTCGCGATACATCATATCCGGGCCATCCGGAGACGTGATCAGGCGCCCCATGACCGGCGCGGCAAGCTCGTTATCGCGCCGGATCCCCGACACGGTGGTCGGCGTGTTCCAGAACGACGCGACCACGCCTTCCCAATTCGACGTTGTGCGGCCGGCAGCCGGGCGCATATCCGGCAAGGCAAGATCTTGTCGCAGGTCAACCATCGCCGAGGAGCTCCTCTATCGAGAACGAGGCGAGAGTTTCACCGTCAGGGCCGCGCACGCGGAAATACTCGCCCATGTCATTGACCGGGATCAAGCGGCCGGGATCGCTCGGGTCTGGGTAGAAACCGGCGATCGATCGCTGGACCTCGCGCGTCGTCATGGCCTCGCCGTCGGCGCCCATCATGTTCCCGTTGAACAGGTCGAACGCCTCGGCTTCCTGCATGCCCATGAACGCATTTCGGACATCGCGGCCGGAAACGCCGGTCGGCAGGATCGCCTTGCCGAACCGGCCGAGATCCTCGATCCCCCCGACGCCATCCTGATCAGCTCCGAGGGCGATATCGATCCCCTTTTCGATGTCGGCCAAAAGGATCTCGGTCAGCCCCTCTCTCGCAGCGCGGCCGCGCGCATAGAGAACCGCATCATCCATGACGCGCGTGCGGCCTGCGGGCGAGAGCTGGCCAAGGAAATCGCCCAAGGTGTTCGCCTCGGCCGTAGCTCGCACGGTTGGCGTATCGCCGCCCAGCGTGACGCCCACGCCCGAGAGAATTGTCGCCACCGCCGGCTTGTTGCTGTCGACAATCCGAGCCGCCGTGCGAACGGCCGGCGTCGTCTCGCCCATGCTGTCGAGGATCGCATTGGCCTTGGCTCGCGGCAAGCTGTTGTAAAGCTGTTCGACAATCGCGACGCGCTGGCTGGGCTGCGCTGCGACCATGTATTCTCCGAGGGCCGCCTGTTCGGATGCAGATAGGGGAACCGGCGTATCGTTCCCGAAATTGCTTGCCGCGTCCTGCACCTGCATCGTTCGGGCCGCGATCACCGCCACCAGCTCGGCCGGGCCTGCATCGGCGTCGGTCGGGAACGGCTCGAGCTCGATCCCCATCTTCGAGGCGAACCGCGTCACGTCGGATCCGGCGAGCTTCTCGAGCTCGCTCAAGTGCGCCTCGGCCAGCTCCAATGCGTCGAGGCGAAGCCGCGCCCCGAGCCCGACCTCGCCACCGCGAGAGGCCAAGCGCGAAACCTGTTCATCGATGTCCTCCAAGACTTCCCGGCGCTGGGCCCCGGTCATGCCCTCGGTCGACTGGATCAGGCTGATCGCGTCCTGCAGAGTTGCGACACCGCGCTCGACCTCGGGCCGACCCCGAGCGGCTGCCGACATCTCAGCCAGCATTTCATCCGACGGCATGGATCCCGAGCTGAATAGCTGTTCGGCCGCCGTCACCCCGACACTTTCCCGCGTGATCGCGCTCTTGGCCGCCGTCATGTAGCTCGAGAGGAGCTGGATCTGGCTTGCCTCCTCGGCGTCGATCCGGCCATCCTCGGCCGCCTGTGTCTGGATCCTCTCGATATACTCGATCCGCTGGGTCGGCCCCATGCCCGTCATTTCGACGATCGTATCGGCCGCCGAGAGCTGCAGCTGCACTTGCCGCGTCAGATCCGCATTGCCAGAAACGAGCTCAAACAGCTCGGCGCGCTCGTCCTCCGGCATGGCCACCGGCACGCCGTTCTCTGCGGCCGTGACGTAAGGGCTCAGCCGCTCCTCTGCGGCAGCGGTCAGCTCGGTCGCGACGCGGTTCTCCTCGCGGATCCGCGCGTTCTCGTCGGTCCGGGCCTTGCTCTCAAACGTCGACAAGAGATCGAGCGCCCGGTCAGGCGGCAAAGGAGCGTTGCCGCTTAGAACCGTCCTTTCGAACTCTCTCGCCCATTCGCCGGGGCTGTCGCTGCGTTCGTAATCGGCGCGCAGGAAAAGCTCGTAAGCCTGTTGCGACATGCCTTGCGAAAGCGTGGCCAGCTGACCGGCCGAATAGACCCCGGCGCGAGACGGATCCGCCTCGTAGGTCGTGCCGTTGAGCGTGAACTCGCCGCGCGGGCCGAACTGTGCGAGGGCGTCGGTCCCGCTGGATATCGCGGCCGCCAGCTCCTCGGGGTTGCCAGACATCAACGCGAGCCGCGCCGTCTCTTGCTCAGCCACGGCCGCCGCCTCGGCAGCTGCGCGCCTTTGGGCAGCGATCGCGCGGCGCTCTGCGAGCTCGGTCGTGCGGCGCCGGGCCGTAACCGCCCCGCGCTCGAACGTCTCCATCCAGCGCGTGCGCAGGCCGGGAATGTCGGGCAGCTCCTCGAGGAGCCCGTTCACCTTGGCGAGCTCGCCCTCGAGGCGCCCCATACTGCCATCGGCGCGCTGCATGGCCTCGCGGATCCCCTCGTCGAGCTCGATCATGGCCCGGTTCGTGACGAGGCGCTCGCCGGTCTTATTGAACGCCGCATCGCGAATTGAGAACGGCTTGCGCATTTCGAAGCTGTCGTTTTCGAAAGCCTCGGCCGCCTCCTGTTCGCCGAGCATAGTCTGTTCCTGCTTAACCGCCGGCTCGAGGAACTTGATCCCGGCGTCAAAGCCTTTGCGGATCTGGTCGAACTGCTTTGCGGCCTCAGCTGCGGCCGGCGTGTAATCCGGCTGGATCTCGGTATAGATCCTATTGCGCCGCGAGTATCTGCGAACCTCTGCCATCGATCACCCCCAAGCCTGCATGCCGTCGGCATAGGTGCCGGCCGCCTGTGTGAAGCCGCCCAGCATCGCCGTATTGGCGCCCCGGTAGAGCGACCGCTGCCGGAGACGTGCAACCGCCATACGCGACCGGGTGTTTTCCCGGCTGATCGAGAGATTGCGCTCAGCGATGTCGCGCGTCGCGCCGCGCACCGAGGCCGGTGTCCCGACATTCGGGTTGAGGCCGTTGGCAATTTGGACCGCCTTCTGATCCGCGACCATATCCGCATATTCCTCCGCAATCGTCGCGCGCCGCTGGCTGTCCCGCGCCCGTTCTTGCGCCATCTGGACCCCGACCTGCCGGGCCTGATCCTTTTTCGCCTCTGCCATCGAGAACCCGCCCGCGATCGAGGACAGGGCCGAGCCCACGGTCAGAACCTTGGAGAACGTGCTTGCCGTCGTCGTGGTGGCTGCGGCCGCCCCCGTCGATGCCGCGGCTGACCCGCCCGTGAAAAACGAGGAGATCGCCGTCCCGGCAGATCCGATCGTCGACGTGATCGCTGATCCGATCGCAATGAATGTCTCGGCCATTTGCCCTACCCCCTAGAACCGGATGTCATATGCGACCGACCGCAACAGAAACGGCCCCGGCTCGGTTTGCGTGATCTTCAACTGCGGCTCGACCTGCCATCGGCCCATTCCCGAAACCCGCTTGGTCCCGGTATAGAGCGTTTCTTCGAAATCCGCATCCCAAACGCTGCCATCATAGCTGGTCAACGCGATCGGGCGCGGCGTGTCGCCTTCCATAGAAACCGCGATGTTCGCGGTGCGTTCCATGTTCAAGATGCAGCGAAATATCCGTTGCTTTTGCATGGTGGGCGAGCGGCCGCCCTTTCCCTTGTAGGGCTGCAGAACCACCGTCGGCACCATTTCGAGCCCGATCTTCGCGTCGAAGAAAAACCCCTCGTCGCCCGCGATCGTCACGGATCCTGAGCTCGGCACATGATCTCCGACCGCGCGATCGTCGCAATGAACGTAGCAGGTGATCCCGTCCAGCTCGGGCAGGGCGGTCGAGAAAGAGGTCTGCCTTTTGGCGATCGCCACCAGAACGCCAGCGTCAACGCCCGTGCCGAGCGTCACGGTCTTTGCCCCGGTGTCGAGCGTGTATTCCGACTGATCGACCCGAACCCATTTATCGGTTGCATCATCCCGGCGAAAAACGCCGATGTCGTTCTCGTCGGTCGGGTTGGTGAAGGTGTAGGAAAAGACGGTTTGCCCGTCGGTCGCGGTCGCCTCGTCGAGATCCGGGTTTTCGATCTCGGCCGAGTGGTCACTCCATTGCTCACTGTCGAACAGCTCGAGGTAATTCCATTCATTGCCGGCGAGCTGGCGCTCGACGATGAACGCGACATCGCCGCCTTGGGTCGCGGCGCTGGCCTTGAACTGGCCGCCGCTCGAGGTCATTCGCGCGAACGCGGTGACTTGTTGCGCCCGGTCGATCGTGACGGCCGCCGCCGGCACCTTCTCGAACTGCCGATCGCGACCTTGGTTGATCAGGTAGAGCATGGTCGGCTCGTTCGTGTCGCGCGATCTGCGAAGCGACAGAGAAACCGGCTCTTGCACAAGGTGTCCACCGAGGGTCGAGATCGGCTCGGCCGTGTAGCTCTGTTCAGTTTCGATGAACAGGTATTCGCGCAGGTTGGTGCCGTTGCGATCCACAAAGAACGTCCCGCCCTGCACGTCGACCGGCTGCGTCGCGGCCCGTGCGCCGCGCTTCGAGCTGACCTTGAGCGCCACATTGCTCGGCGTGATCGGCTCCTCGGGGATGTAGATCTCGGCCGAGCTCGTGAAGATCTGCAGGCTGCGGCCGGGATAGATTGCCTCGATCGTGACCTGTTCGTCGATGTCGGGCGCCAGAACGAGCGGCGATGTCGCCACCGGATCCGCATCTTCCTTGAAGTCGGTGAAATCCCCGACGCGGGATCCGACAATGACATCCGGCCGCGAGCGAAAGCCGCCCATCCAGTGCCGGCCTTGGTAGAACGTGCCGCACCGGGGATAGCCGCGCGTCGCGCTCCAAAGGTCGTCTTGATCCGGCCGGCCGTATTGCTTGCGGGAAATGTTGATCGTTCCGGATCCGTCTAGAACCTTGCTGATCAGCGTGGCGAAGAAGGTCTTTGCGTCCTCGTTCACCCACTCGACCGCATATTCCTGCCCGCCGCTCGCGTCGACAGTGACCGTTACATCGGTGAAGTCGTCCAGCCCTTCGAGCGCCGCCTCGATATTCGTCTCGTTCGTGGCGGCGGTAGTGCTCCATGTGATCTCGTCGGTAATCTGACCGTTGAATTCAAACACGAACCGATCGCCCGACGACATGCTGCCGAATGAGATCTCCTGAATTTCGTTCTGGCCGCCCGCCGTCGCGTCGTCGAAGGCGAATTGCGAAACGCTGTCGAAGATAAACTCGCCCGAGCGCCACTCGGCGTCAGCATTGTTGAGCCGCTGCACGACGGTCGGGGGGTTGTCCTCCTGATAGAGCACCAGAGTATCGAGGTTCTGCGACGTGGTGATCTCGGAGATTTGGGCGTCAGTGTGCGAGATCCCGATCGCCGCCTTCCAGACCCCGCCATCGGTCCAGATATCGACGTTCCGATCTGTGATCACGGCGAAATACTCGTCGACGATCGATGTCGTGATGCGCCGCATGATCACGGCGCCGGGCTCGGCCGAGCTCTGCGAATAGCCGGCCTCGGTAAACCACTCTGCATCGCTGACGTTGATCGTGTCGGTCCCGAAATCCTCGGCCCCGGAGTTGTCCAGAATGACCCGCCAATATCGATGCGTGCCGAGATCCGCGTCGGGCGCCAGCGCAAAGCGCCGGCTGTATCGCGCGGTGCCGATCTCGAGCGTCGCCCGCGTCGTATAGGTGATGTCGTCGTCGGAGCTTTGCAGCGCCAGCGTCCCGGTTGCGATCGTGCCGCCCACTAGGTTCGCATCGATCGAGAGCATCGAGAGCCGCGTCGCTGATCCGGCGTCGATCGTGGCAACGACATAGGCCGCCGTCGTGCTGATCCCGGTTGTCGTCTCGAGCTGCGCGCTGTCTGAGATCAGGTTCGCGGCCGTGCCGCCGTTCGGGGCGCCGTAGGTGAAGCCGGAGATATCGACCTCGGACAGGGGGCCGCGCTGCAGGCCCAAGGCTTTCAGCCCTTCGCGCCGCTTTGCCCCGCCTTGAGGCAAGGGGATTGCGTTCTCGATCCGGGCCGCGCTGGTGTAGTAAAACCCGACATCCTCGCGGGCCGCCAGAAGCGGATCGAACTCGCCGCTCGAGAATGTCGCCTGCAGAAACCGATCGACCGGCATTTACCACGTTCCTCCTGTGCCGGATCCCCCGAACCGGGCTTCGGCCATAGGGTCGCTGTCGTCGAGCAGAGAGCGCGTGGGGGCGTAGCGGCTATCGGCGGCCATAGCACGGCCGAACAGGCCGCCCTCGCCGCCCTCAGAGGGCGTGCCAAAGGCAATTTGCTGGTGGTATTGTTCCTTCGAGGCGTTCTCGGTGATCGGCAGGGCCAGATTGGCAGCGAGGGCCTCGCGCGCCAGCCGCACAAAGTAGCCGGGCCAAAGGCTTTCGGCCTTGCGCTCGATGAACTCGACAACGATCGTCTTGTAATTCGTCAGGATGTGCTTGCCCTCGAGCTCGTAATCGAACACGGGCCGCGCCCGGAGCGATGTCGAGTTGTAAACCCGGATCGGGTTGCCGACGCGAACAGTCCGCAGGGCCGGCATGAGGAAAGCATATTCCCACTCGTTCGCCGGCGTCACCGCGCCATCGAGGGGAAGTGCCTGCCGAGCCGACGCGAATTGCCATTCGTAGCACCCCAGAAGATCGAGGATCGTGTCCTCGTAGAGCTGGCGAACCCGCTCGGCCGTTTCGGTGTTTTCGTCGAACGCCGAAATCGAGGGCTCGCCCAGCCGGGCCAATGCCTGCGATGCGATGTCCTCTTTCGAGCTTGCCATGCCTGTTCTCCTAGAAAGTAGGGCCGGGCAGGTTTCCCCGCCCGGCCCCTGTCACTCTGTCCACGCGCCAGAACTGGACCGAGCGATCCTCTTACGCGAAGGCGTCGATCGCGGCGATCGTGACCGCACCGGCCCCCGAAATCGCAGAGACGTGCGCATCGAAATCCGCGTCGGAAGCGTGGATCAGGATGCGGTCGCCCACGGTAAGCAGGCCGGCCGCGCCGTCGAAATAGTTGGCGCCCTTCACGGCCGCCTTGTTGTCGCTGGTCGAGTAGGACCAGACCTTGACGCCGGCACCCGAGCCGCCGTGGTTTTCCAGATTTGCAAGGGTAAGAGCCATTTCTGACCTCCATCGATTTTGCTGAGAGGGCGGGGATCAGCCCCCGCCCTCCGTTGATTACGCGCCGTCCTCGTCGCAGGTGATATCCACCACGCCGCCGGCGTCGATCTCGACCGCATTGGCCGAGAAAAGCATGTTGGCCAGCCACGCGGTTTTCTGCGGGATGTAGTTGACCTCCATCCGCTGATCCATGCCGATCGCATGGCCCACGGCCGACTTGGCATAGGCGAAGGTCGAGCGATCGCCGCCGGTCAGATCAAGGCCGCCTTCGGACCGCGAGGCGATCCACTTGAAGTCCATGCCCATGAAGGTGTTGATGTCACCATTCACGAGCGCCTTGATCGTGTTGTAATCGGAGCTTGTGGTTTCGGTTTCACCGAGGAGCGCCTCGCGGCCGATGTAGGAGCCGACATAGGTGATATCCTCGTCCTCGCCGACCGAGTTGTCGCCCAGAAGGCGCGACGCGCGCCGCAGCTTGGCGACGTTGAGGTCGGTATTTGCGCCGCCGATCGAGCTCGCCACGGTCAGCGAGGTTGCCGTCGCCTCGAGGGCGTCGATGATCAGCTGATCCTCGCGGCGCTGAATTGCGGCCGCGATCGAGCCGGCCAGCTCCTCACGCTCGGAAAAGTTGACCTTGGCTTGGTTGAATACATCCGTGTATTCGGCCGCGTTCCAGTCCTCGAGCGTCACCGTCGCGTTGGTGTGCGCGAGGTTCATCGGCACAACGTCAGTCTGCGGAACGCGCTTGGTCGCGGTGCCCGCGCCGAGCTTCGGGAAGCGGTGCGTCGAGCCGACGACGCCGGTTTTGATACGCACCGTCGAGCGGAGCTTGCCGCGCTCTTGATATGCGTGTTTCACCATCGCGTCGAAAGAGGCGATAGCGGCGGAAGAAAGTGAAGTGGACATTTGCCATTCTCCAACAAGGTTTCGATTGATTAGATCGAGGGCCTTGAGGGAAGCGGGCCTAGATCGCCTCGAGGGCGCCGGGTGCCGATCCTTCGCGGGTCTGCATCTAGTGCCGCACTATCCGCGAGACGCGACCTCTTGTCAAGAAAACCCCCGACGCAATGGCCGGGGGCTTAGTTGACAGGAAGGTTTCCAATGAAAGCGACCACTCTCGCCGCTAGAGCACTCTAGACCGAACTTGCCCCGGTGTCGAGTTGTTTGCCATCGCCCGCTCGAGGGCCTTGTCGGCACGCTCGACGGCGGCCTCGCGATCGGATCCCGGCGGCATGTTGTAAGCCTCGCTCTGCATCTGATAGGCCTCCTCGATCGTCGGAGCACCCTCGACACCATCGGCGCGGGGGATCGGCTTCTCGCCCATTTCCGCGACGATAATCCGGTTCATGATCTGCAGCGCCTTGGACGTGCCGACCATTTGCGCGAATTCCTCGACATCGGATTGATCCTGCAGCACCCCGCGCTGCGCCATGTCCTGCGCGAACTTGTCGATCTGCCGGAGCATCTGATCGGCGCCTTCTTTGCCGACCGCCTCTTGCAGGGCTTCCATTTCAGCCTCGCCGTTGATCCGCGTCTGTTCGGCCGGATCCGCGGCAATGCTCAGCCCCTCCTCCTGCATGTTCTTAACGCCCATCTGCATGAACTTGGAAAACGTCGCATCGGGCACGCCGAGCTCGAGGGCGGCCTTGCGCCACGCATCGACAATGGGCTTGCTTTCTTCGCTGGTCAGATCCTTGAAAATGGGATCGTCGGGATCCTCGCCGGTGATTTCATAGCCGTCGAGATCCTTTGGAACCGCCCCCTCGAGAACGCCGTCCTCTTTCTTGCGGGTCGACAGCTCTTGCCGCGCGCCCTTGTAGGCCGTGGCCATCTTTCGCAGCGTGTCCTCGGCCGAGGCGCCGCGCAGGTGCTCGGGAACGTCGAGGCCCTCGGGCAGCTTCCAGCCATCGCCATCGCCGCCATCGCCGCCGTCACCGCCATCGCCGCCCTTGGGCGCGTAATCGAGAATTGACGACGAGCCGGGCTGGCGGCCAGTCCCATCGCCGCCGTCACCCTGCCCGCCGCCGTCGGGCGAATTTCCCCCTTCGCCCTCTCCGGAGCCTTGCTGGCCGTCGCCTGCTGGGGGAGAGGCCCCGTCGTCTCCACCGCCCGAGCCGCCCTCGTCAGCGGGCGAGAACACGGGCAGAAACTTCATCCATTCGGGTTTCATGTCTTAGATCCTTCTAGCTTGGCGCGTGGACAGTATCAGGCCGGGTTGGTGATTTCGTTGATCCCGTCGCGGAACAGCTGCCGGGCCTCGCGGACAGCATGGACCAGCGGCAGATCGTCGACCCGGTTGCCCTCGTCGTCGGTCACATATGCCTGCAGGTCGACCTCTTTCTCGAACTCGGCAAGGGCCTTCTCGGCCTCCTCGAGCGCGCGATGCAGGCGCCGGGTGGATCCGCGATTGACCTTGCGGCGCGTCACGCCGCCGGGCTGTCGGAGCTGTTCGAGCTTGTCCTCGGTCTCGGCGACGGGATCAAGGTTGCCCTTGATCTCGTGGAGCTTCGCCTCGAGCTCCTCTTTCGAGTATTCGCCAGCCTCGATCGGCTCGCCTGTGATCTCCGTGATCTCGTCTGCAATCTCAGCTTTCGTTGCCATCGTCCAAATCTCCTTGTGCTGCAACTTCGACTTTTTCCGCTATGTCATAGACCACTTGGGCCATTCCCTCGCGATAGTATCCCGAGAACTCGGGCTCGCCCGGCACCCACCGGGACACGTTGGCATAGCGGTTGTAGAGATCTGCCAGAACCGCGCGGCCGGCCGGCGTCGAGAAGCAGGCGAGATAGACCTCGGCCGTCACCTGATCCTCGAGATCGAGCTCGACCTCTGACCGGATCTCGCCGATGCGATCACGAAACGCCGGATCCGAGGCGACATTCATGAGCTCTTGAAACGGGTCAACGCTCATTCATTTGATCCTCTACAGACTGCTCCGCGACCGCCGGATCCCCGCCGGCCTCGGCCGCGCCAACTGCGGCGTATTTCTTCATGAGCTCAGCCTTCTTTTTCTGCGAGTTGCGGATCGCGTGCGGCACGTTCATGCGATCGCCAATGAATTCCGTTGCCTTGGTCACGTCGACCTCGAGCGCGAGAACCTCGTCGCCGCCCAGCATCTTGAGCATTTCGATGAACCGCACGACGTTCTCGACCTCCGACATGGCCTCGCCCTTCGCCATCGGCGAGAGCATGCGGACCTCGATCAGGAATTGGTCGATCTTCAAGCCATCCGTGGGCAGCATCCCCTTGCTCTCGAGGATGTCGACCACGCGCTGCACCGACGGAATGATAAACTCGGCATAGAGCCGCCCCAGCCCGCCGGCCTGATCCGCGATCAGCTCGCGCGATCGCTGAATGAACTCGGTTGCGGTCCGGATCGGGCCAGCCTCGGCCGGCAGGCTGTTATCGCCGATCACTTTCTGGATGTTCTCGTGCAGCTTCTCAAGGAGCAACTCGCCGAAATCGATCTGCGAGGGCGTGTCGAGCCGCTGCAGCGACGGGCCATTGGCGCCGCCGTTCGAGCGGACTTTCATGACGGCCAGCGGCTTGATGCGAACCGGCCCGGACACGCCGCTCTCGGTGACGGTGTAGACCCCGGAGACGGCCAGCGCGGCCGCGCGCAGGGTCATTTCGACGATCTTGTTCGCGGTCCGGATGTCGGGGATCGCGAACAGCACCGGCCCGCGCCCCCGGTTCTCGCCGGGCAACTTGGCATAGCGCGGCGTCACATAGGGCGGCGTGCGGGTCTGGCGCTGGACAATCCGATCGCACCCTTTCGAGTGGACGTGGAAAACCTCGTATCGGAATTGCCGATCTTTCTCGTCATAGTCCCGATAGACCACGCCGCAGAGCTTCGCCGTGCGCTTCTTGCCCTCTTTGGCCTCGGCGATCATTTCGCCCAGCTGATCGGACAGCTTTGCGTCGGGCCATTCTTGCTGGATCGCGTCGACGCGCTTCTCGTGCCAGAAGAACCAGCGATCGAGTTTCCCGTTCGGCCCCTCGTATGCGTAGAAATGCGACAGCGGCAGCGAGGAGAACTGAACCGGGCTGTCGAGCGGGTCGTCGTTCGGCATGATCTGCATGCCGCCCTGCCCGAAATGCCAATCGATGTAGAGCTCGTTTGAGGCGGTCGGGAAGCCCGGCCCTTGAAAGATCGCCTGCACGATCGCCGTTGTCGCCTCGAGCTCGAGCTTCGCCTCGTCTTTCGTCTTGCCGGTCGCCTCGGTGAACGCGCCGTCGGGCATTTTCTGCGCAGCCGGGCCGAGCCCGATCTCGAGCCACGGCACGAACTGCGGCGTGAAATCCGACGACAGCCGGTTCGCCGCGCGGATCACGTTGACCTGCGGCGCGCTGTCCCAAGCGTAACCGCTCTTGTCGGAGCCCTCTTTCTGCTTTGTCCAGTTTTCCCGATCGGGGAACGTGAGCTCGACGGCCTCGCGATAGATCTCGTCTGAGGCCGCCTTATCATCCTTGGCCCGACGAATGTGCCGCCCGGCTTCTTCTTCGGACCATTGCGCCATCTATTCGACGCCGCCGAGGTTGGTGGGCAGAACCTTCGAGAGACGCCCGACCAAAAGGCCGCGCCCTCGACCGCCGACTGATCCGCGCTCGGCGGTCTGCCGGGCTCGCTGTTCTTGCTGGTTTGCCCGCTGTTCTTGCCGGCGGGCCTGTGCGCGAGCTTTCTTTTGCTCGCCGTTGCTGCCGCCTCCGAAAACTCCGCTCATTCCCGTCTCCATAGCCAAAGGTTCATGTCTCGCCCTGTCGGGCTGTAACCTGACGCTGGGCCGCAATCTAGCTCGAACCCGAACCATTTGGCAAATCGTTCCTCGCGCTCGGCCCCCGCGACGATCCACGCCCGGAGCTCGTCGAACGGCCCGAGGCGCGCGAGATCCTGAAACCGCGACAGCATCGGCCGGATCTGGAACGGGCTTGACAGCCCCTCGCCGGCGTAGGCGACGAACCACCCGCGACCGGGCACCGGATCCTCGAGGACCGCCCAACCGAAGATCCATCGATCGTCAATCGTCATCCCCCACTGGATCGGGCTCTGTGTCGCGGACACCAGAAAATACGGCGCTGCCAATGCCTCGCTTCTCGGGATCTCGCGCAATTCTCTCAAGATCGTCCCGGTCGACTTCCCGCCCCGGAGATCGTTCCACAATCTGCGTTCCATAGTCCTCCTCGTCGGGCAGGCGCCCGGCCTCGTCAGCCACGGCAACGCGCCGGGCCGTGTCGTGGTTTTTCGCGTCTGGCGCGGCGCTGGCGATGTCGCTCGATCCCTCGAGCTGATCGACCCGGAGATCGATCGTGAATTCCTGCGCATCGGCTCGCACGAACAGGCCCGGCTTGACCGGCACCTGCGGCGCCACAACGCGATTGAAGGTCGAGCGGCGCATGTGGATCTTGCCCTTCGCCGGCCGCACTGAGTTGAACCACGGCCAAGCGTCGTCGTCGTGAACGATGAACGAGGGCAGCTTGCGGATGTCGCCCTTGCAGGCGCGCAGGAGCGTCTCCTTCGAGAGATCCAGAACGGGATCGGTGTTGTGGTCGGTCATGGCGCCTTCCCCCCTTTGGTGGCGACCAGCTTAAACGCTGGCCACGGAATTGCATAGACTGGCTCGAGATCCTTGGGATCCCCGCGATCGGTGCGGCCGCCGTTCTCGACCGGGTAGCCATCGGGATCGAGCGTGAGCCCGAGGATCCGATCCCATAGCGAGACGACAAGCAAGGGTTTGAGGTTGAGCCCCGTGCAGGTCGCGATCAGCTTGTCGATCTTCGCTTTCGAGATATGCAGCGTCGGATAGGTGGCCATTGCCATTTCCCGGCACTTGATCTCGACCAGCCCGCGCAGAACGCCATCGCGGAAAAGCATCGCATCATAGCTCGCGAAATCGTCGGCGACGCGGTATTCGCAGATCCACTTCTCGGCCAGAACGTCGAGAACCGCACGCTCTCGCGCACGGTCCCGAGCTGTTTCGTATTTCGGCCGCCGCTTAGCCATCGAGATCGTCGATCACCCGCACCCATTGGGAGCCATCCCAGAACATCGCCGGCACGTCTGGCCCGGTGATGAAAAGCCGGGACGAAGCATTGGCTCCTGCCATGCTGTCAGCGGCGATCGCCAGCCCCACCGAGCTATACCCCTCGGGCAGCTCGACCGACGCCTCGCGAAAGCTCTGCTCGGCCATCCGGCGGGTTTCGGCCCCGTTGCCGACGATCATAGAAAAGCCGTCAGACATCCTCGCGATCCTCCATTGCGAATTCCGCGCACGACATGAAACGAGCCTCGATCCGGACACCCCATCGACCGCCCTGCATTTGCGCCGCGCGCCGGCACTTTCCAAAGCCCTTGCTTGCGCTTTTGGGGGCGATCACGTCGAAGCTCTGATCGAAAAACACGCAGTCCCGGCACGTCGTTCCGAGAAGCGGTTCGGGCCATGTGGCCTGCCCGGCCTTGTATAGCTTCTGGCGCTCGGCAATCGGGGTCCGGCTGGGCAGATCCCGCGCTGGGAATATCAGGCTCGCGTCGGTCATGCCGTGCCCTCCGTCGGCATCAATCTTGCCAGCTCGCCCTCGGCGTATGCCTCGAGCTCGTCAGCAATCCGTTGAGTGTATCGGGAGATCTTTTCGTCCCGCTCCTCCTCGAGATCCGGATCCCCCGCGCCGCTGAACAGAACATCGCCCTGATAAAGCACCATGCCGGCAAAGAACGCATTGCGAACCTCGCGGAGCTGGGTCTGTGGCAGCTTGTCTGGAGCAACCCCGTAAACCATCGCGCAATAACTGGCGAATTTGACATCGATAATCCGGCACTTTTCCAGATCTGCGCGGCGGGTGGTTTCTTCCATTGGGTCAATCATTTTGCTCTCCTTGATCGCATGATGCACCGACGCATGAGCGCCCGCCGTTCGGCGGCAAGCTCCATTATCGTCTTTTCTTTGCGCTCTAGGCGGGCTTCAATGATCGCAAGCCTTTGTTTTTCCACATCTTTTAAGTGGTCGCGCCACTTGGGCATGACTACCTTGATGCGGTCAACGTCGTTCTTGGGCATTTCAGCTAAACCCCTTGTTTCGTTCGGTGCGTGGCGAAAACCGTATACCGGCAGGCGGTCAACATCAAGGATCAAAGTCACCATCGGCAACCATCGGCGTCTCGTCGTGCTGGGTGCGGCCGCCCAGCTTCAAGAACTCGCCGGCGCCAAGCAGGCCGTATCCGGCCGCGTCGCAAACGTGCGAATATTCGTTCTTGTTCGGCTTGTCTTGGAACCGATCCTCGCCGCTGACCTCGACCCGCTTGTAATGCCACCCACCCTGCAGCCCCTTGTGTAGCATCGGGCAGCCGGGCTTGCTGACCAGCATGCCGGGCTTGCCATCGATCATCCGCTCGCATGGGCCAGACAGCGCCGCGACCCGCATCTTCGGATCCTGTGACGGCGCCGCGAAAACCTTGAAGCCGTGCGTCGATCGCAGGTAATCGAAGCTCGCCGTCTCGAATATCTCGTCGCGCTTCTCGCCGGCCGGGTCGCCCCACATGGTCGAAACCAGCCCCTTCTCCGCGTGGCCGGGGTAGTGTTTGACAATCGTTTCCGCGAGGAGCTCGCCGAACCGCTGCACGCCCATATCGAAGCACACAACCTCGCGGTGGCAGAGATAGACGCCGCGCGGGTGCTTCTGGAAGATCAGCGCCGAGGGCTGCAGCGTGCCGCCGCCGATGTCCATCCCGACGAGAAGCGGCTGATCCTCCATCACCGGCAGCCGATCGACGCCGTGAACCTGCGGATTGTATTGCGGCACCACGCGGCGCCCCTCGAGCACGAACGTATAGACGCCCTGCAGGTAGCTTCGGATCTCAGGCAGCGTCTTGCCGGCGAGAGCCTGCCCGTAGTAGCTCCGGCCGCCGAGCGGGTTATCCCCGGCCGAGACACGCGAGAGCGCCGGCAGGTTCTCCATGAACGGGTTGACGATCCATTGCCGTTCGGCCGCGTGGATAATCTCGATAGGACACTCGACCGGCTGGACCTTGCCCTTCCACCAGATCCGCACGACAGCCGAGCGCATCTTGACGCCCTGCCATTGCGGGAAATTCTCGTCGATCACGACCACGCCATCGCGATAGGGCTCGACCTCGAGGACGCCCGGCGGCTGGGTGTAGAACGAATAGCCCGCCGGCGTGTTCTGGTGGTGCCAGTCGTAGAGCCAGTGATCGGTATCGGGCGGGTTGCTGTCGCCCCAGATCCCGCGCCACGTCGAGGGCCGCTCGTTCAGCCCATACCGGCCGACCCGCTCGGTCATTCGCGTGACCACGGATCGAGGAACCTCGCGCATTTCGTTGAAGGCCGCGCCGCTCAGCTCGAGCGAGAGGAGCTTCTTGACATCCTTCGGCTTGTCGAGCGCGATCAGGTTGATCTCGATCTCGCAGTCGTTGACGCGCATCATGTGCGTGGCCGGCGAGCGCCATACGATATCGCCGAAATGGTCCGACGGATAGATCTGGTCGTATGTCACGGCCGTCGTCGATCGAAGCTCTGGCATGGTGTTCCGGACCACGGCGAACCGGGATCTCCGCACCCCGTCGGGCGAGGCCATCTGCTCCCGGCCGTGCTCGAGGATCCGCTGCAGAAGCGGGACCGACTTACCGGATCCGACAGGCCCGATAATGAACGACGCGAAATCCCGGTTGCCCCGGAAATCCCACGCCGTCGGAGAGCTCGAATAGTCCCAATGGGCCTCTGCCGCCGTCATACCTTGAAAGCCCCTCCTCGCCCGCCGTATCGCCGCCCAAGGTTCCGGTGATCCTTGCAGTAGCCCGTCACGTTGTCGTCAGATAGCTTCTTGCTGCACTCACGGCATAGCCCCGAGCCGGGCTTTGGCTTGCCGCTGCGCGCGCTTCGGATCAGGTGCTCGCCCTTCCAGTCGTCGCCGGTGCTGAGGTTTTCCATTTTAGACCCCCACCACGATCCGAATGAGCGCCGAGACCGCCATCCCGGCGCCGAACGCCGCGACAAGAAGCGAACCGGCCTGACCCCTCGAGCGCCAATCTATGATCGGCCGCCGCACGTCCTGCAGAGTTTCCCGGTATCGCTGTGCCTCAATCTGGTAATGATGCGCCGCACCCAAGGCGCTTTCGATCGCGGCGAGAAGCCGGGCCGGCGGCGTGTCGGTCGAGAGCGGAAAGCCGTCGTAATGCAGCTTGCCGTCGATGCGGGAAAAATAGCGTGGGCGTTTCATGGATAGATCTCCTGTTTGGTTTCGGTGCTGTTCATTCATCGTCGTCTCCCCACTTGGGAATTGCAATCGGTTCGTGGGATCCGCCGGGCGGCATGATCGTCTGCATGAACCCCCCTGCCTCGCCTGATCCCTCGTCCTCTCGGCCGTGCCGGTGATTGACCTCGAGAGAGAACCGGGCGCCGTTGTGCGTCTCGCGGTTATAGAGCGCCTCCTCGACCATTTCGGCCAGCTCATCGCAGGCGCGCGCTAGGGCGAGGTGCAGATCCTCCGGCAAATCATCCCTTCTATGCAAAGCCCGCCATAGCGTGTGCCTCGAGATATCGAAAGCTCGTGCTAACCCTGTGAAGGTTGGCGGCTTCACATACTCCTCCTCGTATGGCTCGCCATTTTTGGGGAAGATCTTGCGCGTTCCGATCCTGCTTTCGAAATACTCCTGAGCCCGCTCGGAGATCTCGCTTGCAGAGAGTGCGAGAATTCGGACTGGTGGTGCCATATCTCTAGACCTCTATCCCTGCCGCTTTCAGCTCCTCGGCTGTGACGAGCTCGGCCCTAAGCATCATCCTCGCCTTGTGCGATGAAAGGGTTGCGCGAACCCACGGCTCGCCGTTCTTGACGGCGCTGACGGTTGCGGCGCCCACGGCTGAGCCATCTTCCAAAATACACAAATCCCCCCGCGCGTTTTTACGCGCGCCCCCTTCTTTATAGAAGGTTTGGTTTTGGTTTGGACCTCCGGCCGATTTTCCGGCCGGTGAACGTGTTTTGTTATTTTTCAACCGTCTAGCCTCAGAAGCCTTCCGAGAAGCTGCCACCTTTTGTCGGTAGTTTCTCGAGACTTTTCTCCGAGTTTTGTCCAGCCTTTTTTGCCGCCAGCGGTTTTCGTCCACGTGAAAGAACTGTTCGACGAGCTCCATGATTTTGCCCTTTCGGTGCCCGGTTTCCCCGACGAGCCGGCAGATCATGGCCGGGTCATTCGGCAGCGAATTATCGTGATCCCGCCACGCGGCCATCAGCAACTTGACGTAGAGCCCGAACTGCTCATTCGACAGGTGGCGCGTATCCATGTGCAGATCGTCGATGTAGATCGGAAGATAGGGAAGCTCAGCCATTGCCCCCCCCTTTCGCGAACGTCCACCCGTGCCGCTTGAGATGGATCATCAGCCACGCCGCCAATGTGGCCGCCTCGCCCGCGTCATCATCAAGCCACGGGGTCAAGACGGCCGTGATCTCGGTCAGGAGCTCCACTTGAGATCCGTCCATCTGCAATGCCTCAGCGCAGCGCGCGACCTCCTCGAATATCTCGTCGAGAAACTCGTCTGAGGGCTTGATGCACCCCGGTGGAGCGGGTAGATTGTCGGTCGTCATGGCCGATCCCCTTTATCGGTTATGGTGAGGGCGGGTCGAGTGCTTCCAACACTCCCCGCCCGCCTTTTCTACACCGCGCAGGACGCCGTGTCATCCCGTCTTTTCAAGAAACACGGAACGCCGCAGCGTGACCGCCTTGCCGTCGGTGATGTCCGCGTCCTGCCGCGTTCTGGCCAGCGCCTCGCCGCGCAGCCGGTTCAGCTGCATTTCAAGGAACTTGGCAAGCCGCTCCTCGACCGAGAGATCCGGGTGCCCGGCGAAACTCTCGCGAAAGAACTTGGCCACGCGAGGCTTGAGCTCGATCCGCAGATCGAAAGTGCAATCGATCTCGGCCCCGGCGTTGGCCAGCTTTGTCGCCGCAATATCCATCGCCTCAACCAGCGGCAAGCCGCGCTCGTCTCGGATCTGATAGGCGAGCTCGAGGATTTCGTCGTCTGTAGGTGAATGATCTGGCACGATTTTTCCTTTCCGGTGCTGAATGTTCGAGACCATAGCGCATTTTTTTTCACTTTCCTAGTTGACCTGCAAGCAATAGTGATTACTATAACTACTGCACCAACCGAGGAGAGACACGAAATGGAACTGTTCTTCGCTTTCGCTTTTGCCGCCGCCTTCGCCGCCCACCAATTCTACGGCGCACGGGGCGCCGCCTGTGAGGCCGCACAGGAAACCATGACCGCGACCGATGCCTTCTTTGCCCAGCGGGCCGCCGATCAGGCCGCCGCCGGCAGCTACACCTAAACAAATCCAAGGAGGAAAGCACTAATGGCACGCTTCAACATCGAAATCGGCGCCGCAGGCGCACCGGGCTTCTGGTTCATCGGATGGGACGAGCTTAACGGCCGGGCCTGCGAGGCCACCGACGCCGATCGCCTCGGCCTGCCCATGACCCCCATCGAGGCCCAGCGGTTCGCCGACATGGCGCCCGGCGAACGCCGCCCGATGAGCACGACGCAAAAATGCGGCGCCCCCGCACCCCTGCTCTACTTCCGCCAATACTGAGGAGATCCCAAAATGGACCAGATCGAATTGACCCACCTGCGACAGGAGCTCGAGATCCTCGAGGCCGGCGCCGAGCGCGCGCAAAACAGGATCGACCGCACCCTCGCCCAATACGGCACCGGCGCCCGGCCCTCGTGGGTGTCCAGCGACATCGCGATCGATGCCGCGCACCGCGACCGATACATGCGCGAGGCCCGCACCATCCGCCGCAAAATTGAAACCCTGACGAAAGGAAACAAGCAATGACCATCGACACCATCGACCTGACCCCGACCTTCGAAGAAGCGACCGCGATCTCGATCGCCGTGATCGAGAATTTCGCCCGGAACGAAAACCCGAATTTCGCACAGGTCCAAGCCATGCGCGACGCCAAGGCAGAGCTGATGCGCTACGGCCGCGAGCTGGACCGGCTGAAAAAAATTCTCGACCCCTCTTGACCCCGTTGCAATAATGATTACTATGTATATTGCACCAACCAAGGAGAGAGACATGAACAACGCTTTCCACAATTTTGCCGGCATGGATTTCCGGGGCTGCACCGTCACCGACATGGGCCAGCACATGACCATGATTGATTGGCCCGCCTACGCGATCTTGATCAGCGACAACCCCGAGGAGCTGACCCTGATGGCAGACAACGGCGGCCGGCACTTGGGTCAGGCCGCGCCGGGCATTGCGGTTCCCTTCCCCACCATTCGGCACGGCATGATGTTCAAATTCTTCGGGATCTGCTTCGACGACGACGGAACCCCGCTGGCCTACGGCAAGAGCGTCTCGATCACCGCCGAGGCGCATGCCAAGGAATATCTGGCGGGCGCAATGATCGGCGATCGGATCCTGATCAAAGATCAGGCTTACCGGATCGAGAAGGCGCCGAACAACAACATCACCTTTAGCCCCGCGTGAGCTTCGCAGCGCGGCCGGGATCCGGCCGCGTCACCAAGCCCACCAGCCCGAAAGGAGATCGACATGCACATAGACCAAATCCGCGAGAACATCCGCGTCCTGCAAGACGACATCACCTACCTCGAGAAGGAGCTCGACGCCCTCAACCCTGACAGCCTCGCCGCCGAGAGCAAGGAACGCATCCTCAACGTGAAGTGGCGCCTTCTGTCTGAACAGCGTGAGATCCTCGAGCGCCGCGAGAGCGAGGTTGCACGCGAGGCAGCAGAAGCGCGGCTCGCCTACCACGTCGAGAACGACACCCTCGACCTTTACTAACCCCCAGAGAGGAGATCGACACATGACAAAGATCGACGAATTCAACCGCATCAACGGGCCGCGCGTTCAGCGCGCCCGCGACCAGCTCGGCCACATCCAGAAAAGCGCCGCCAGCATGCGGATCGATGATGCGGCCGTCTGGAAGCTCCTCGAGCCCCTGCGCGACCGCATCGCCGCGATGGAGTGGGGAGACACCGAGATCGCCGAAAGCGAGGCCGAGCTGCGGCCGCGCATGCCGCAGGCCGAGGATGTCGCGGCGCCCGTTGCCTGCGAAATTGAAACGCTGGCCAGCCTGTCGACGCAGCAGCTCGTCGACCGGATGATCGCTTGCGGCGCCGAGCTCGCAGTCCGGCGAAAATAATCCCGCCGGGCCTATTGACCTCGGCCCGGTAATGATTATTATAACTATTGCACCAACCCGAAAAGGAGATCGACACATGACCAACGCCGTTTACAAAGCTGCCCTTGCCGAGTGGAAAGCCCGCCCGGCGCGCAGCGCGCACGTCGGCACCACCGACACCGCGAAGGCGATCCGCGCCCTTTTGAAGCGCAAGTTTCCGACCACCAAATTCAGCGTTCGGTCGAAGATCTACGCCGGCGGCAGCTCGATCGATGTCAGCTGGACCGACGGACCGACCGCCAAGCTGGTCGACGCCTATATCGCCCCCTTCGCCGGATCCGGTTTCGACGGCATGTGCGACATGAAATACAACGTCGGCGCATGGCTCTACCCCAACGGCGAGGCCGCCTTTCGCGAGACGCGGGGCACCGAGGGAAATGGCGTCGTTCCAGCCGCCGCCGCCGGCCCCGACTACAATGGCGCGGTCCCGGTTTCGTTCGGGGCGGATTTCGTCTTTACCAACCGGAGCCTGAGCGAGCCGGCAAAAGATCGGGTCTTGAAGGCTTACGCCGCAAAGTGGAACGACGAGCTCGCAGACGCGATCCGGGCCGGCGAAGTCACCGAATTCCACCACGCCAGCCGGTTCAAGAGCGCCGCGCCGGTTCGGGCGCCGCACATGGCCGACTGCTACCTTTACGAAATGGCCGCCCGGCGGATGATGCCCGACGCCATGCCGGCGATCGAGGCCGCCTGATCACCACGCGGGGCGCCCAGCCCCGCACCACCCCCAAAGAGAGGAAAACCCAATGTCCACACAACTTAACATCCATCCCGTTTCCTACAACCGCCTGCACTTCAAGGCGAGCCCCGCCATGAAAGACAACGGGAACTGCGTCAGCCTGTTCTTTTGGAGCTTGGAGCGTCGCGCGCAGTATGATTTCGACACCGTGCAAACGGAGGTCACGGCCTTTCGGATGAACGACACCGACGCGGAGATCCTGTCGACCATCGGCCTGCTGCGCGACGAATACCGCGAGAAGCTCCTGCCCGCCATCCGCGACGCGCTGGCAGATCAGGAGAGCGACGACGAGATCCAGAGCGAGGAGCCGCAAAGTGCGTAAGACAGAGCAGACCTGCAAATGGCACAAGTGCACGAAAGGGCCGGCCGGTTCACGCGGCCGGTTCACCCCCAGCCGCGCAGATCAGGAGTTTTGCAGCACTGATTGCCGGATCGCTCGCGCCGCATGGCGACAGACCCGAGGATCCACGCTTGTCGACATGCTGATCGAAGGGCGTTGGTCCGACCTTCGCAAGACCCGCGAAGAACTGAAACAGGAGATTGAACAATGACCGACCGCACCGAACTGCCCGACGGGATCTATATCGACCTTTCGTTTGCCGAATACCTCGCGCAGCGCCGGGTTTCATCCGGAGACCTGACAAAGCTGATGGAAGGGCCGAGCTCGTTCTGGGCCGATAGCTGGATGAACCCCCAGCGCGAGGAGCGCGAAGAAACCGACGCGATGAAACTTGGCCGCGCCTACCATTGCGCCCGGCTCGAGCCCGACGTGTTCGAGGATCTGTTCATTCGGGAAATGGATGTCGACGACATGCCCGAGGGATCACTCCTCAAAGACACCGACTATAAGATCTGGCTGAAAAACATGGGCGAGGCCCAGACCAAGGCCGGCGAGACAGTGCTCGATCGCGCCCGGCGGGTCGAGGCGATCGGCGGCCCGCAGACGTGGCACGCTGCCCGCGATGAATGGGAGAAGGCGTGCGCGGATCTGACATGGATCGGGCGCAAGCAATGGGACGAGATCCAGCGCGACGCCGCGCGGATCCGCATGAACCCGGAGCTCGCGGATCTGATCAGCGGCGGCATGGCCGAGGTTTCGATCCTGTGGACGGACCCCGACACCGGGATAAAGTGCAAGGCCCGGCCGGACTACCTCGGCCGCGACTGGATCACTCACTTGAAAACGTGGGATCTGAAAGCATCCGGCAAGCCGGCGAACCGCGCGATCGCGGACACGTTCCGCTTTAACGGATATTACCGGACCGGCTGGTTCTACCTTATGGGGATCTCCGCAATGCCCGACCTGAAACTCCGGCACGCCGAGCCGATCATGAAAGGCGAGAAGGTCGAGAAGCCGGCAGGCCGCCCGCGCAAGACAACTGATCTCGAGGAGAACGTGCGGCAGATTGTGGCCGCGTGGCAGACCCCGAAGATCTGGAACAACTGGTTTCTGTTCGTGCGCCGGTCAGGGATCCCCGACGTGCGCGGCCGGCAGGTGATGTATTTCGCGGCCGCGCCGGGGATCGAGGAGCAATCGATCGGCGCCGAGGCGACCGTTCAAACGACATCAATCTCGGCCATCGGCCGCAAAGCCGAGCTCGAGGTCCGGTCCTGCCTGCGGCTCTACGCCGAGTGCTGCGAGATCTACGGCACCGAGGGCGAGCCGTGGTTCCCGCGCGATCTGGTGGGCCGCCTCGAAGATGATGATTATTCGCCGTTCTGGCTCGATAGCGTGGACGATCCGCGCTAGAATAGACGAGGCCCGGCGCTCACCGTTTGGCGTTTTGCACCGGGCCTCTATGCACCGAACCCGCTCGGAGAGAGCGAACTCATGAAAGGAACCTAGTAAATGGAAAAAGAAACCGCAACCGCAATCGCCAAGCGCGACGAGGAAAGCAGCGGCTTGTCCCTGTCGCAAATGTTCAACGGCATGCTGGATCTGGCCAAGGATCCCGATGTCGACCCCGCGAAAATGGAAGCCATCCTCGGGATGCAGGAGCGCATGATCGACCGGCAAGCCCGGTCGGAATACCAAAAGGCCATGCACGCCGCTCGAGCGAAGATGCCGAGGATCCAGAAAGACGGCCGCATCACCAACAAGGCCGGTCAGGTGCAATCCCGCTACGCCCATTATGAGGCGATAGATCAGATCGTGCGGCCGCTGGTCGAGGAGGAGGGGCTGACCTACGGCTTCGACTTCAAAGAAGGCGAGCAGGGCCGGGTGCTGGTAACGTGCATTGTCAGCCATGTCGGCGGCCACGAGGAGCGGTTCGGCCCGATGCCGCTGAGCATCGATACGACGGGCTCGAAGAACGCCACGCAAGGCGCGGGATCCGCCGGGAAGTATGGCCAGCGATACACGCTCTGCGCTGCGTTCAATATCGTGACCGTCGGAGAGGACGACGACGGCAACATGGGTCGCGCCTCGAGCGGGTCGATCGAAAAGAAGTGGACGCAGCTCCTCGAGGACGCCCAGCGCGCGGCGATCGACGGAACCGACGCCTATCAAAAATGGTTCAAAGATCGGACCAACCTCGAACGCGGCTGGCTCCTCGACGAGGGCCATCACGAGAGCCTCAAGAGGAGCGCGGCCGATCATGACTGACAAACTGATTGAGCAAAGTGATGGCTTTAGAATTGGGACAAAACCATCGGATGACGAAATAGACCGCGCCAATTGGCTTATAGACAGGCTTTCAGCCCGCATCCTTGCCGACGCCAAGGTGATCGAGGCGGCAAAGGAGTTGGCAGTATCAGCACACGGGACGATCCATGATGACGCTGACACATCTCTTGTTGAAGCCCTCGCCGCCTTCGACGAACTAACCCGCCGCCACTATGTTGAGTGACAGAACAGGAGAAGAGTGATGTCGTATATTGCGTGCCCTTTCTGCGGTGGCGGTGTTCCGGGAATGCCCTGTCGGTGCAGAACCCCGGCCACCCCGTTCACCCCGTTTGATCCCCAGCCCCCTGCAACGCTACCCCCTACGGCACCAGAGGAGGAGTTGCTTCGCCGCATCGAGGAACTGGAAGCCAAGGTCGCGCGACTTCTGAAAGGAGAAGAGTGATGGATGATCTGGTGAAAACAGCCCGCCGGGCAAAGGATAGCGATCTACTGCCGAAGGTGAGTTTCGGGACGATGAACGCTGAGACCCTGATCCTTCGTATGGCCGACCGCATCGAGGAACTGGAGGCCGAGGTCGCGCGGTTGAGGGAATACTATGAGGCCGTCGAGGATGTTGGAGAACCGATCTATTCGCATCACCAGATGGATCGTGTCGATGCCGCCCGTGCCGCCCTAGCAGAACAGGAGAAAGACGATGGGTGATGCACCGGAACTACTGCCCTGCCCATTTTGCGGGAGCGCGAAAGTCTTCTTTTACCACCTTCACAGGCAAGCCACTCACAGGCACCACCCCTTTGTGCTGTGTCATGGATGCAGTGCACGGATAAACGGCGAAGAAGGTGATTATGGCGTTGACGCCACAACAGCAGTCGCCGCATGGAACACCCGCACCGACCTCGTGCAATCTCAGATCGACGCCGCCGTGGCTGAGGAGAGGGAGGCGTGTGCTGAGGTGGCGATGCGGCTTTCTGAAACCTACGCGAACAGAGCCTACGATGTTGCTGTCCCAGAGCGCTACTTTGGTAAACGGGACGGCGCGATGGACGTGACCGCCGCCATCCGCGCCCGAGGCAGCACCGATGCCCTCGCCAAACGCGATGCACGGATCAGGGAAGAGGCGCTGAGGGAGGCGGCCTCGATAGCTGCGAAATACGCGCACTATGAACCCGGCGGGATTACAGCCGAATGGATCGAATATCACATTCTCGCCCTCATTCCTGACACAGACGAGGGGGAAGCGTGAAGCCTGCTATTAGCTAGCGTATACCTCTGCCACCGCTTCGACCTTACCCGCATTGCAGCGCGCGCTTTCAAGATGTTCCGTCGCCAGAACGGCCAGCTCGCGGTATGTCTCAACCTGCCGGTCGCTGATCGGACACGGGGTCAGCGTTTCCTCGGGAATATCCGGCAGCACGTTGACGTATTCAGTCGGCAGGCAGGAGCCGCCCATTGATAAGCTCGCCAAGATCGGGATCAATTTCCTCATCAGCACATTCCCCAAAATCAGAAGTCAGGATTTGCTCTATCGTCGCGTCGGCACGTTCCGCATCACGTCGCGCCCGCTCGGCCCGTGCCGCTTCCACACGGCGCGCCTCCTTGGCCTGATCGCGTGATGCCTCGAGAGCGGCCTTAGAGCGGCTCAGTGAGGCGTTCTCGGCCTCTAGGGCGGCATTGGTCCGCATGGTCCATATCAGCGCCCCAGACAGGCCCAGAGCGGCCACCAGCGCGGCTATGAGGGCGTAGCGGGTCAAAGCCTCGGCCCCGGCGGGTCGTTATACATCGCCTTCGTGATCAGCCAGATCACGACGACGGCCACCACGACGGCAACCAGCATGCCCGCGAAGAAAGAAAGAACGCACATCAGATCCGCCCCGCCTTGCGAAGGATGTTCTCGATCGCCCGCGCCAAAGGGCTTCGGCGATTGCGTCGTGCGACCACGCCATCCCACCACGCCTGCGCATCGAAGCCGGGGCATTGCGTCGCCGCGCCGGGCATGTCCCGGTGCCCCTTCACGATCGCGCCGGGAAACCGCTCGAGGAGCTTGTCGATCTCCTCGATCATCGCCCGGATCTGCGCCGGTGTGCGGCTGTCATAGCCGAGGTTTGGATCCGAGAGGCTCACGCCGCCCTCGTAGCAGATCCCGATCGAGCTCTCGTTCTCGCCGCGCGAGTGAGCGCCTTGCTCGAACCGGCCCGGCTCTGAAAGATCTCGGCCGTATTCCTTGGCGCCGCTTTTTCGGATGTAGATATGGTAGCCCACTTCCTTGAAGCCGCGCCGGCGGTGCATCCTGTCAATGGCGGCAATCGGATAGTCCCGCTCGATCGGCGTGGCACTGTAGTGGATCACGATATGTGTCACGCGGCGGTCAGGTAGATAGCTCATGGGCTTCCCTCGCTGAAATATGCGGGCTGTTCCGGCGGCGTTTCAGATTGGCACCACGCCAACCCCATAAGTAGCGCCAAGGCAACCCATAGGTGCCAGCCGCGCTTTTGGGTTTCGACGGTGTGGCGCATCATTTCCGCCCCCGCAGCGCCTTTACTAAGGCAATGATCTCATCCTTGTCGCGCAGGAGAGAGGACAGGGTGTCGAGAACAATCTGGCCGAAGATGAAGATTGCGGCCATCGTGATGGTTTCCGGCGTGCCTGCCAGATCGGATACGTTTTCGTGCAACCCGAGCCCCAGCAGCGCAGCGGTGACAACCTTGACCATACGGACCCGCCACGGCGCACGCTCTGCGTCCCGCGCAGCGACAATCAGAAACGCCCCGCAGAAGGTCAGCCAAAACGCGACCGGCTTATCCGATAGCCATTTGACCAGATCGCTTTCACGCATCGCTCGCTGCCTTCCTGCTCTTAACCTCCCGAACCGTCTGCTCGGCCCGATCTACGTCTTTCCAATAGGCCCGCTCGCAGTGCCCCGGCGTGCGCTGCCAAAAGAAAAGCGCATCAATCACCGGCTCCGTCCGCCAGCCCTCGCGATGGCTGCGACCGGACAGGCTCTCGTTGGCATTCGGCGGACGGTCGCGGTGCGGGCAGACAGTCACCTGCAAAAGCTGCGAGGCGGCGTCCCCCATGGCGATCAGGCGGTCAAACATTGATCCCAAACAACGCATCAACTTGCTCCGGGGTGAGGTCCGCGCTATCCGCCAAAATGGGGATAAGCCTGTCCGTGCGTCCGATGGTGGCTTGGGTCCGGACAGCGACGCGCACCGGCAGGCGTTCGGCCTCGGGGATGGCCCCGTCGGTCACGGCGGCTTCGATGGTGTCAGAAACCCATGCAGGGATGGCCGCGCCAGCGGCCCATTCTTCGGCCTCCACGTCCGTGATAAGCCCTGCCTGCGCGGCAGCAATGGCGAATTTGTGCCGGGGCAGTCGGGTCTTTTCGCGGAGTTCTTCGATGGTGGGCGTGATGGGTTTGTTAGCGTCGATCTCCGCTTGGGTCATTTCAACCCGGACACCGTTGACTAGTTTGGTAGTCATACTTTCTTCCTTCCATACATAGTGACAGTGCCGGATTCTATGTTACCCGATGAACAACGAAACCGAATTGCGTCTACGTCAGCAGATGAAGCCCTCATGCCAGCGCCCCAACACGTCTCTAGGTCGCCGCCGTTGTTCTCATAGCTGCTATGGACTACAAACTGCGTCGTCTTGTTTGCATGGGCACCAAATGCGTGAAGTAGCCCAGAAACCCCATCTTCGCCCGAACCGGAGCCAACGTTAAATGACACATACGCCATGTTCTCTGTGGAATCAGCATAGTCCAAGCTGGCACCGTCTGAGGCCGCTGCTTTGATAATAACGTGATAGTCAGACGAGCCAAAATCGAAATTTGCCCCACCGTCTGTCGAAGTCCGGAAGCCCAGATACGCCCCGTCCGTAGCTGTAACTACGTTTGATAAAACAAACACATAGCTGTCGTATAGACTGCTATCGAACGCCGTGAAATCCATTACCGCGTCATTGGAGGCCGTGGCCGTGGCCAGCGGGACAAGGCCGGGTTGGGGCGCGAGGGCGTCAACCGCCGCTTTCACCTTAGCGGGACTAACAATACCCTCGGTCGTGCTGGAGCCTGCTTCCCAAGTAGCGTTGGATTGGGTAACAAGATCGGCGGGTTGCAGGGCAGTGTCCGCCTTGCCGCCCTGCGCGGCGGTGGCGTAATCTGAACTCGAGGTTGTCGCAGCGGAGCCAAGCCCGAGGTTGCTGCGGGCAATCGAGGCGTCGTCCAGATCGCTCAGGTTGTTCGACGCCAGAAGCGCCCCGGCCAAAGAAACGTAGGCTGCCTGCCACGCGGCCCCATCCCAGACACGCATCTCGTTTGAAGTCGTATTGAAATAGAGCGCGCCCGCAAGCAATGGATCGCCGTCGTTGTCCGTTGCCGGGTCGCTGGCAAAGGGGCCGAGATACCGATCGTCGAAATCGTCGTAGCTCGCAGCCGCAGCCGCCGCGCTCGCGGCCGCCGCAGTCTCACTCGCCCCTGCGTTCGTCTCCGAGGTCGCCGCCGCGCTCTCGCTCGCGGCCGCGTTCGTCTCCGAGGTCGCCGCCGCCGCCGCACTCGCGGCCGCCGCAGTCTCACTCGCCCCTGCGT